CGTGGCCATTGCGGGGATGGAAATCGGCGGCGTGCAGCGGTTCACATGGACTGCGCCGCACGCCATGCCGATGGAGGTTGGCTTCACCGCAGAGAACGGAACGCAGGTGCCGGGGCGCTTCTTTGTCAGCCGGAACGCGGAACGGTTCAGCGAGTTTGTTGAAAAGAACGTCAAGAGGTTGCGCCGATGATCAGGGAATCCGATATCTCGATCGCTCTTGGCGCTCACCTTGGCGATATGTTCCCCTTGCCGCCGATTGCATGGCCGAACCACAAGATAACGCCTGCCATGCCCTACCTCTTTCCGCAGGTAGTGCGGGGCAGCCGAACAGACCCGACCGTTGCCGGTGATTTTGCTATCAGCAACGGGCAATATCTTGTGACGGTGGTCTCGGAACTGGATGAATTCACCGTTGCGGCGGAAAGGCTGGCCGACGATGTGGCGGAACACTTCCCGATGGGCTTGCGGCTGGCCGTGACCGGCGGCGAGATCACAATCATGCAACCGCCCGAGGTTTTGCAAGGCTTTCCCGACGCTGTGTCGTGGCGGATTCCGGTGCGGATCACATACCGGGCGCTGAAGGAGTCTTGACCATGGCAAAGAACCGGACCGCCAAGTTGGCGGAGCGCGTCGATCTTATCGCGACGGGCCGCACGCAAGGCGCGGCGCAAGGGGCCACAGCGCGGCCTCTGGTGGCTGACGTAGATGCGTGGCTGGCCTTGGGCTGGGAGCGTGTGACGCAGCCGGAGAGCGGCGCAGACAAAAAGTAATTGCCCCGCGCGCGGGCTGGCATCCGCTGAACAGCGCGCACTCCTGAAACCGGCTCGCAATCGCGGGCCTTTTTTTATGGCCGAAAGGGCAAATGATGGCACAGACGAGGAACAATATCGGGAAGACCCTGTGGGTGGCACAGGCGCTGCCCGCTACCAACGACAAGGCGGGGTTTGAGGCGCTGGATTGGGTTCAAGCCAAGGGCGTGCAGGTTCTGCCGCAGCTTGGCATCACACATGCCGCGATTGACATTCCGGACTTGGCGACGGGGTTCACCAGCGCAGGCAAGGGCGCAGGCTCTGGCGTCGAAAGCTCGATGTCGTTTCGGATGGTTCCGAGCGATCCGGGGCAGATTGATCTGCGCGAACAGTCCGACGATGGGCAGGGGTATCTGTCGATCATGATCCTGACCGGCTCGGGTGTGGATTCCGGCGATGGTCCTATCGCGGTCACTGGCGACCCGGTGCAGTACGCTCAGGGCTTTTCCCACAGCTACACCGAAAACCAAGGCGACACGACCACGCACGAGGGGTTCACGGTGTCGTTCCGTCAGAACGCGCCGACTGTCAACGACGTTCACCCGACCGTCGCCTAATCCGGCTCTCACCAGTCGGGGGCCGGGTTGCTGATGGGATAGCAGCGCCCGGCCCGAACTATCCCCCTATCCCGAGGATTGAGAATGGACTTTTCGCAACTGACCGCACAGGACCGGCACGAAACCGGCTCTTGGCTGCACCTGCCGCACCCGGCCACTGGCCTGCCGCTCTATCTGGCCGAAGGCAACACGATCACCACCGAGGAAACGGACAAGCCCTGCGAGGTTCTGGTGCTTGGCAATCGTGCCCCCCGCGTCAAGGCTTGCCTCGATGCACGCGCGCGCGCTGAGGAACTGCACGCCATGAGGCTTTTGCGGGCCTCTGAGAGCGATCAGGCGGGGCTTATGTCGCAGAATGCCAAGGCCCGAGAGGCGCACTTGCGCGACTTGCTGATCGCCACTGTGATGGACTGGCGCAATATCGTTATCAAAGAAGGCGAGGCCCCGGTGGAATGCACCACGGCCAACGTGCTCACGGCTCTCAATCACCCCTCGTTCATGACGGTGATTTTCAAGCGCGCCTCGGATGAAGGCGCGCTTTTTACGAGTGCGCCGACCGGCTGACGCTGGCGGCGCGGCAACTCGGGTATTACCACGCCCGGATTGACGGCACAAACCAAAGCCGGGGTGATCAAATCAAGGAGGCTGGCGGCTCTCTCGAGTTGCCGCCTTTGGGTGGCCTGAATCGGCTTTGGGGCGCTTGGGAAGAGGCTGGCATCACAGATGGGCTTGCCCCGCTGCGTTGGTCCGAAATCGAATCCTTTGGGCGCATCAACGGGTTCAGCCGGGATGAAATGTTCATCCTCAATCGCATGTCTCGGGCCTATCTTAACGGATTGGCGCTCACCCATCCACTCTCGAAAGAGCCTTGGGATGGTCAGGAATAAGGGTGGCGTGAATGACTGATTTCGCAAGGCTCGTCTTGGCGGCTGACACCACACAGCTAAAGCAGGCGCAGACCGAGCTTGGCAAAGTGACTGTCGCGGGTGGCAAGACTGAGGAAAGAATCCGGGGTGTCGATGGCAGGTTCATAAAGCTCGGCGAGAGTGCGAACCAAGCCTCCCGACCCTTGCGCGAGAGCGCCAGTGCTATGGACTCCGTTCGCAGCCTTGCGATCAGCGCCGCCAGAGGCCTTGCCGCAATGGCGGCGGGCTATGCAACGATTCAAGCGGCAGGCGCTGCGGTCACTATGGCGCGCGGGTTCAACGCTGCGATTTCCGAGACATCAACGCTGATCGAGGGCACGCCGGAACAGCTTGAGATGCTGAGCGAGTCCGCGCGGGCCTTGGCTGTTGCATATGGGACGGACGCGCAATCTCAGGTCAAAGCGTTCTATCAGGCCATTTCCGCAGGCGCGGGTGGGGTTGAGGAAGCGGCCGCCCTGCTCGATACGGCTAACCGGCTTGCCATTGGCGGCGTCACAGACGTAACCACGGCGGTTGATGCGCTCACAACAGCAGTCAACGCCTACGGCCCTGATGTGCTTTCGGCGGCGCAGGCTTCGGATGCCATGTTCGTGGCTATGCGGGCAGGTAAAACGACCATTGGCGAGTTGTCGGGGAGCCTTGGGCAAATCGTTCCCATCGCTTCGGCGGCAGGCGTGTCGTTCGATGAAGTCACAGCGGGCATTGCAGCGCTCACGACGCAAGGACTTTCAACGTCCATGGCTACGACCGGGCTGCGGCAAGTGCTGGCCTCTATCATTGCGCCCACCAAGGGGGCGACGGATGCAGCGGCGGCGCTTGGCCTGTCGTTCGACGTGCAGGCGCTGAAAGCCAAGGGTCTTGAGGGCTTCCTGAACGATGTGATGACAGCGACTGGCGGCAACGAAGCCGTTATGGCGGAGCTGTTCGGATCGGTTGAGGCCTTGGGTGCTGCTCTGGCCTTTGCGGGCGGTGCGGGCGAAACGTTTTCGCAGATCATGGCCGACATGGGAGAGAAGGCGGGGGCGACGGACGCGGCCTATCAGAAGATGGCTGCAAGCCTTGACGAGCGATGGAACAGGGCGACGGCGGCGGCGCAGAATTTGGCGCTGAGCCTTGGCAATGCGCTGTTGGCGGTTGTGGTTCCGGCAATGGAGGCAGCAGCGGCGGCTGGTGTGTTCGTGGCCCAGAACATGGACGCCATCGGCATTGTGCTGGCCGGGCTGGCGTCTACGCAGATCCCGGCAATAATCGCAGCAATCGCAACAATGGTGGGCGGCATGTCGCTGGCTACGACTGGCGCAACGATCATGACAGGGGCCGTGGCAGGGCTTCGGTTGGCTCTGATCGCACTTGGCGGCCCTATCGGAATCGTGTTCGGCCTCTTGGGCGCAGCGGCGGCGGCGTTCTTTGCCTTCCGTGACAATGCAGGCGAGGCGGAAGACGCTGCGTATGATGCAGCGGCAGGCACGGCTGCGCTGATGGGTGAGCTTGACGCATTTGTTGCTGGAGAGCCAAAGGCAAGCGCTGCGGTGATCGCTTTGGCCAACAACAACGTCAAGCTGGCTTCCAGCGCCTTTGAAGCTGCGCGGGCGGAACTGGCCAAGCGCCGGGCTATGGTAGAGTCCTTTGCCGCGATTGAGGCTCAGCGCGGCAATATCGCAACAGATGACCCCGAGAGCGCTTTGCTTCTTGGGGAATCTGAGGCTCGCATGAACAGGGCCGCAATGGCTCTCAAGGATTTGCGCATCCAAGAGCAGGCGTTGGCGCAGGCCATGCGAGACCGTGAAGTCGCAGCGCGGGAAGTCGGCGCAGCTACGGCAAAGACTGTGCCGCCGGTTGAGGCTGCTGGCGATGCCTTGGATGTTATCACGAAAAAGCTCAAGGATGCGGGCGGATCAGGCGGCGCAGCGTCCCAAGCGGCGGAAGGGCTGACCGACGCGGAAAAGGCGCTCAAGGCGCTTGAGAACCAAAGCCAACAGACCGCCGACAAGTTCGGCGACATGGTGGCCGGGATCGTCACCGGGGCTGGCAGCATCGGGGATGTGTTCAAGCAACTCGGTCAGCAGCTTTTGTCGAGCGGCATCAGCGGCATTGCCAGTTCGCTCTTTAAAGGGTCAGGGATTTCCGAGATATTCGCAGGCTTCTTCGACACTGGCGGCATGATCCCCGCCGGTCAGTTCGGCATCGCGGCAGAGAAGCGTGACGAGTTTGTAAACGGCACGCTTGTGCGCGGCCCCGCGCGGGTCACGTCAGGGGCGGACACGGCCCGCATGATGCAGGGCGGCGCGTCTGCCGCCACCAAGCTCGACGTGACCGTCACCATGGATCAAAGCACCGGCGCTCTAGGCGCATATGTGCGGGATCAGGCGGGGCGGGTGGTGGCGAGTTCAACGCCGCAAATAGTCAAGAAGTCGGTCAAAGCAACCTATCAACAGGCGCGCGAGATTCCGATTGGGCAGCGCCGATGAAAATCATAGCATTTCCCCCCGTTCGATATGTCGCGGCCCGTTGGGAAAAGCGCGGCGAAGTGCAAGAGGGGCGCAGCTTCTTCAGCGGCGAGCGAATTTCCAGCGCGTTCGGTGCGGTGCGGGTGAGCGCGTCGTTTGTTGTGTCTGCCTTGGGCAATGACGGGGCAGGCGCAGGCTATATGCTGATGCTCGCGGAGCAGATGCGCTATGGCGTCGATCTGGTGCGCGTCAAAAGCCCGCCGATTAATTGGCGTCTTGGGGATATCACACAGGGCGCGTTGCGGAACTCACCGATTGATTGGGTGGATGGGGCCGCACCCTTGGATTGGGAGAGCGGTGGCAGCCCGCTGCAATGGTTTCAGTCGGCAGTCTACACCGGCACGCCCGGCACA